TAGCCAGTATTTAAAGTAATTTTAGTAGAACCGTTTATATTATAGCGTTGTTTCTGACCATCATTAGTACCATAGGTAACTGTAGATGTGTTTATGTTGTTTCTTTTGTACGTCTCATCTGTTACATTAAAGCTTTCTGTAGTCTTTTTAAAGAAATATATGTCTTGATATGCACCTAACTTGTTTACAAAGGTTAGTTTATAGGGTGTGAATTTAGGTTCGCATACATTGTTAACTGTTACAGTCTTTAAAAGCGTAGTATCATCTGTAGCATATACCTCAACTGTACTTGTATTAGCTGGGATTGATATGTATTGTATCTTTTGGTTACTGTCTAAAGAGTCTGTTATCTCTGTAGTAGTAGAATCAATTATAACTTTACCTACACCCTCTGCAAATATTGGAAGCTTGCCTGCAATACCCTCTGGTAAATACATATTTAAACTAGTCTGTAATAGGTCAGTACTTAATTGTGGGTTAACTTCTTCTTCAAAATGTCCGTAACCATCAAAAGCTAAGTAGTTAAATATTTGAGTTCCGTTAGTTACAAAGATTTCATTTGTTTCTGAATCGTAAAAGTCTACAACAGCTGTAGCCCATTTAGTAGCACATACATAATCATCATTGAAATTGTTATCTAGAAAGTCTTTTACTAACTGAGCAATCTCTACAACTATGTTATCTTGGTTAGAGATTCTATCCTTCTCCATTTGATACTTTAAATCAGAAGAAGTATAAGAACCTTCAGTTCCTGTATATACATATAATTTTAAACCTATTTTCTTTAGTGCCATATCTTATTTTAATATATTCGTGCTCCTGCTCCATTACCACCGCCTGAGCAGTTATGTAGCCAAACTTCTTGAACCGTTCCGTAATTATCTATTTTTAAAAGATGAAAGTTTGATTGTGTAGATACAGAAGTGAATCCATCTGTTACCACATAATACTTATCGTCTCCTGCAAAAGCACTAAAACTTGTACAAATACTCCAACCAATAGTTGATATCATTTCTGAATAAGTTGCAGGGCTACCTTGACCTAAATACCAATCTCCTACAAAATTAAAACCACAAGCATCGTAAGGACTATTGTAAGCTTGTTTACTAAATCTTAAACTTGTACCTAATCCGCATTCAGGAAAAGTTGCAGGTTGAGTTATTATATAAGGACAAGGAGGGGTTATATCTGCACCTCCTGAATTTATATAACCACTTGCTGGTGGGGTTATTGTTAAATAAATAGTTTGGGGCGTATTAACTGAAACTTCCGCAAAGCTTTGAGGCGTCCAACTAACTAAAGTTCCTGCGCCTAAAGTTGGTGCTGCTATATTACCTTGTTCAGAAATAAAACCCCCTGTTATTTGAGCTTCTGCACAATCAAAAGTAGGAAGTACTTGTGTTGCAGGTTGTGAGTAAACTACATTACAATTAAAAGTTCCTGAATTAGAAAAACCGTTTGGTATATTAAATCTATATGTTATTGTTTTATTTACTGGAGAACCTGTATTGTTTGCTCCTGCATTTAAAGAAGTTGTTATATCAGTTCCTAAGTAGAGTAATGCATTTAAAGTTCCTAAAGTATGAGTTCCTTTATTTACCGTTCCATCTTGTTCTATACTACCTCCAACTACATTAGCATCAGTACAATCATAAGCACCACAATTTGCAGAAGCAAAAGTAAATGAATTAGATATTGCTGTACAACTATCTGAGGACTGTCTTGCTGTTACTATAAAAGTAGCAAGCTGACAATCGGTAGAACTTGAAAGAGTTAATGTTTGATTAGGTGCAGTTCCAGTTAATACAGCATCTACTGCTACTCCAGATGGAGACTTAGTAACTAAGTAAGAACTAATATCTGCACCACTACCAGAAGTAAAGTAAGTAGATAAGGTTATAGCTGTACTTGCTAAGCCACTTGAATTAGGAATAGTTCCTGCAAAGGTTGGACAGTTATTATTTAAGCTTGGGTCTTCGTTTGCTGATTGTGTAGGCTGGTCAAAGTCTTGAATACAATCTATAGTTGCATCATTTACGTTTGTATAGTTTGCTGGTATTGCTATTGTATAAGTAACGCTTCTAGGTATTGAACTACCTGTTGTGTTAATTGGAAACTCAGTTGCTGTTTGGTCTACTATGCTCCCTGCTAACAGAAGTGGATTGGTTACAAAGCCCGAACTAGCTACAGAGAAGTTTGAAAGTCCAGCAGTTGTACAAGTAAAAATACCTAGTGTTTGTACTGGTGCTGTTAAGTCTAAAAAGAATGGACTCCTTACGTTTATTTTTGTACTCATTGTTATTGTTGTTTAAGTGTATATGCTAAAAAGTCTTCTACATCTAATCCGTATGCTTCTAGTAGTTCGTCTGGTAGTTTCTTAAATCCTTGTTCAAATGGTTTAGTAAAGAACAAAGAAGGCTTAATACCTTTTCTCTGTATGCTTCTTGCTATTAGAAAACCTAACGTCATATAACCACCCTTTTTAAATCTACCTTTAGAGTCTCTTAACTTAAGACCCTTTGCTTTTGCCCAGTCTGCTAATGGTTTTACTGGAGGCATTTTGGACTTATAACTATAAGGCGTGTTGTACTTCTTTTCAGTACCACTTACACCTTTGTCTTGAAATTCTCCATATCCTAAATCCCAGCTCAATTGGAACGAATTAGGACTAACCTTTAATACACCATCCAACTTCTTATAAAGTCCCTTAGAGACGTTCTTTTTACCCTTAGTCAGTCTGCTTCTAGATTGTTGTGTAACAAACTTCTTGAACCTTAATAATTCTGACTTTACATTAGTTAACATACAGTCATATCGTTTTTAACTATTACATCAAACGTTGCTGACCATCCTGCTAATTTGTTTTCAAATCTATCTACGAATGGTTCACATCCTACAACTCCTTCAATCTGGAATAGGTCTGTATATAAATCCCCTCTTTGTAGTATTGCAACAACTCTATTAAGGACTTCTAATTGAGTATTTAAAACGTCTTGTTCGTTATCATTACCTACGAATATATCTGTAACCTCGTCCTTAGATTCATCTACTATGTCCATTGCTAGAACACTAATGTTAAAAATCATTGTATTGGTTTCTACATTGCAGTTGTTTACTATGATGTGAGATAAAGGGAAGATAGTTTGCTTGTTTAAGTCTACATCGTCTAATGAACCGAAGGAAACTGTATTAACAAAAGGCTCTGCATTAAGTGCATCCTTTATCTTTTTCGTTACGTTATAAAATCCTGTCATCTATTCTTTATTAATTTTGCTTCTAATTGGTTCTTCTCTTTTTCAAATGCTAAATACATTAAGCATTCGTGAAAGTTTAATTTTGTGATATGTTCAAATCGTCTAACATCTCCTTTAGCGAGTCCATAGATTGATTGATACCACCCCCACTTTTTACCAAAGTTTGTAGCTGCTCCGTAGTCAGCTCCTTCGGTATTTCCTGATTCAAATAGTTCAGGGTAGTTTTCAGCAACTCTTCGTTTAAATTCCAAAAAAAAAACATACATCCCATTACAACATCTAATGGTATCTGTTTCATTGTTTCAGCATTGTCTAAGCCGTTGTACTCTTCTATCTGGTATCTGTCCCCCTTTTTAAGGGTAACGGGTCTGTAAAGGACTGTCATAGCCTTGTGCATAGTATCCCAGTCTGTAAAGTTCTCATCTAGGTCTACGTACTCCCCGAGTGTCATATCATCAAGTACAGGTATTAATCCATACTCAATACCTCTATGGGTAAAGGTTGGAATCAAATCCTGCTTCTTTTCAAAGAGGTTGTTTATGTCGTTAAGTATTTCTTGGACGTAAGTAAACTTTACCTTAGCTATGTCTTGCAGATTAAGGTTGCAGAATATCTCTACAGTCTTATGCATTAAGAAACTGCTGTCTTGGTTTTCATCTGTATTTAACTTAGTAAACTTTTGATACTGTTCTAAGGTTACTTCAGATAAATTACTAGGTATTTGTATATCAACTTTCATATATTATAACAATACAATTTATAGCATTTTGTATAAATAGAAAAAGGGCTACGTTTCCATAACCCCTTAACCCCAAATGAAAAAAACTATTACTTTATATTATTATCGTATAGATATCTATATATCTCATCTATTTTATTTTCTAACTCTTTACTGTTCTGTTCAAATACTTCCTTACCACGTCTAAATGTTTTCTGATAGTCTATAGTTAATGTAACAGGCTGTCCACCCTTCTTCCATTTGCTTGATATTGGATTAACAATAACATAGACCTCGTTAGACCAGCACCTCATCTTAACCTCCCAATCCTTTAATACTTTAGTACCCATAGGAAAGCGTTTAAGAATAAGTGAAGACCTATGAAGCAGCAGGCTGATAACAATAACCCTTGAAAGATTGTTCTTTTTACAGCTGCTCTATTGTCTTTAGATGTTAGCTGTTTAACCATAATGTATTCTGTTGTGTCTTGAATTTTCATATCGTTTGTTTTTAAATTATTATAACCAACTTGCATCTGAGCAATCCTTACTACAATACCCCTCTGATATTATCTCTGCTCCACACTCTAAGCATTCGTGTTGGTATAAACTGTTAAAACTTTGTATTGATTCGTTGAAATCTATTCCTGCTATCATATCGTTTGTTTTTTCAAATGTATAAAAACTTTTTGGATTAGAAAAATTAATAGACGTAATACTATCCTTTGTGTGGATTACCTAGTGTTTCCATTAGTATATAACGTGCTGCGTCTATTGCATCTGGATGTAAGCCAGTAGGCTTTTGTGTAGCGTTTCCTTCTTTGTCCTTAGACCAAACATATCCTCCAAGCTCCCTCTTTAAATTAGTAGAGTTACTAGTTACATATATTTTGTTTTGGTTGATAAGGTTAATTCCATAGACAACTGAATCCCTACCTTTACTCACTCCTGTTATATTGTGTCCGTAACCTCTTAGTTCTGCTATTGATTTAGGCTCTGCACTATCAG